GATGTCCCGATTACCGACACGATGGCAAAAGCCATTCGCATAGATGAAAACGGTGCAAGGGTCGCATACTTCTTAGCTACCTATAAGGATATTGCTTATCGTGTTGCCAACCTTTCACCAAGAGAACAATTCCTGGCGATTGGCGACATTAGTGAGAAAATCAACCAGGCAACAAGTGCATCTGCTGCCGGTAAAGTATCAAATGCCCCTAATCCTGTTCCATCTGTTTCATCCCGTGGTGGTGCTGTATCTAAGTCACCAGAAAAGATGTCAATGGATGAATGGATGAAGTGGCGAAGCAAACAACTATCTAAACGCTAATCAACTTCAATTTTCAAAGGAATAAGTAATGAGCAATACCATTCTCACCCCTGATATGATTACTAAGGAAGCCCTGCGCATCCTTCACCAGAAGGCCAACTTCATCGGCTCGATGAACCGTGCCTATGACGACTCGTTTGCCCAATCTGGTGCTAAAATCGGTGACAGCCTGCGTATCCGTCTGCCGAACCGTTATGTTGTCCGTACCGGTGCTACCCTGTCGGCTCAAGACACCACCGAGCAAGCAACCACCCTGCAAGTTAGCACCCAAAAAGGTGTTGACCTGAACTTCACTTCCAACGAGCTGACCCTGTCCCTTGACGATTTCAGCAAGCGCATCCTTGAGCCTGCTATGGCTCAATTGGCTGCTTCTGTTGAATCTGATGCCTTCAACATGGTCAAAGATGTTCCGAATGTGGTCGGTGCTGCCGGCTCTGCCACTACCTTCAAGAATGTCCTGGAAGCCCGTAAGAAGCTGTCTGATAACCTTGCCCCGACTGCCGAACGCCGTCTTATCCTGAACACCCAGGACAATGTGGACTTGGTTGATTCGCTGAAAGGTCTGTTCCAAGACAGCTCGACCATTTCGCAGCAGTATAAAGAAGGCATGGTCGGCAAAACTGCCGGTTTTGATGCCATCTACGAAAACACCCTGATTCCGAACTTCACCAATGGCGCAGGCGCAGGTTACCTGGTCAACGGTGCTGCTCAGTCGGGTGCTTCGCTGATTGTCGATACTGGTACTGGCGCGATGCCGAAGGGTACTGTGTTCTCCATTGCCAATGTGTTCGCGGTTCACCCTGAATCCCGTCTGTCTACTGGCATTGTGCAGCAATTCGTTGTGACTGCCGACTACGCAGGTGGCGCAGGTACTGTGTCCATCTATCCGAGCATTGTGGCTTCGGGTGCTTTGCAGACTGTCAACGCTGTTCCGGCTGACAATGCTGCCATCACGGTCTACAACACCGCTTCGGATGTCACCACGACTTCGTTGGCCTTCCACAAAGATGCATTCACCTTCGCTACCGCCGACCTGGTCATGCCGAAAGGCGTGGACTTCGCTGCCCGTGAAGTGTATGACGGTATCAGCATCCGTGTGGTGCGCCAGTACGATGTCAACAACGATGCCTTCCCGTGCCGTCTGGATATCCTGTACGGTTACAAGGCAATTCGCCCACAACTGGCTTGCCGTATCCAGTCCAACTAAGGGTTGTTTTACATACCTTTGTAGTACTAAGATGGGGGGTAGAAATACCCCCCATTTTTTAAGGGAAGATTATGGTAACCGTAGGTGATTTAATTAAGGCTTCGTTCTATCGAGCCGGTATCCGCGACAACAGCCAAGAGATTGAGGGCGATGACATTACTCGCGGTATTGAAACCCTAAACCTGCTGATGCACCGACTTGAGGCTGATGGCCTTGAGATTTCATGGGTAGATGTGACTACCGCAAACGATGTCCTGTATGTTCTAGACAAGCACAAACGGGCAATGATTTACATCTTGGGCATGGACTTGCTGTCCGAGTATCAGCTTGAGCCGACTCAAATGTTCGCTGCTGCTGCCGATGATGCCTATTCGACCATGCTGCGCGATGCCTACGCAAATGCCCCTGTGCTGAACAATGTTGACCAACTGCCACAGACTTATATGTATTTCACCATAGTGAATGGGTAACAAATGGCTCTCACACCTGTCAACATACTTGGCGGTTTTTACACAGACGACACCCTGCCCGTAGCGAACCAGGATACGGTCAACTACATCCCTGAGATTGTAGAGGTTGCTGACGGGGCGCGTAGTCCTGTCCTTCTAAAGACCGTTCCGGCGAATAGGGCGATTACCCTGAACTCGTGGGATACTGGCGCGACACAGGCTACACTTGTCGTTGATAACACCCTTTACATTGTGGTTGACGGGGCTTTGTTCCGTGTCGGCTTTCATGTAAACAGCGCGACCATGTATCCGGCAACGGGGGCTAAGACTAGCGTGTTTGGTTCGGGTCGTTGCTACATGGACTTCATGCAGAATGGTACTGGCTATGACATCAGCATTTATAGCGGTCAAAACGGCTATGTCTACAACACGACCAATGATACCCTGACGCAGATTGAGGGCTTTGGTGGCTCATTAGCCTGTAACTTCCTTGACCAATACATGATTGGCGTGAAGCCTGATGGCACATCTTGGTTCACTTCTGATGTTGCAGACCCCCTGACCTTCAGCGCATTTGACCAGTATTCATCTGAGGCTTCCCCTGACCGCATTGTGGGCTTGGCTGTCACAAGCCGAGAGGTTTGGGTATTTAATCAAAGCACCATTGAAACCTTCTACAACGCAGGCACTAGCTTCCAACGCAATAACGGTACGGTGATTCAGCGCGGTTGTGCTGCACGAAACAGCATCCAGGTTATTAACGGCACACCCTTTTGGCTTGGCGATGATGGGTCTGTTTACCTGGCTAACGGATATCAACCGCAGCGTATCAGCACCCATGCTATTGAGGCCGAGATTGGCAAGTCACAGGACATCTCTACGGCTCACAGCTACTTTTGGGAATCCCGTGGTCACCTTGTCTACTGCCTAACCATTCAGGATGGCATGACCTTCTGCTACGACATCAGTACGCAGATTTGGCATCGGCGCGAATCCTTCGGGTCTAACAACAGCAATACTTGGGATGTCGTGCGTGTCGGCAACAAGCTGTATAACATCAACCGAAACGACAGCAATATTTACCTGTTTGATTGGGACTACTACCGCGATGACGATGCAAGTAATATGCTTGTGTGCAAGCGCAGGTCACAGTATTTCCACAATAACCAACAATTCCTACGCTGTAACAGTATGCAACTGGTAATGAATACGGGCGATGTGCCTGCCAATACCACGAGTGAGGTGCTGTTCAGATACTCCGATGATTATGGTCGCACATTTAACAACTACCGCAAGGTGACCCTGGGCGATGTGGGCGCATACAACAAGAAGCTGCAATTCTATAATCTGGGGCGCATGGAAGTCCGTCTGTTTGAGATTTCCACAAGCGGTAATAGTAGGCGTGAACTGATTGCTGCGATTCTTGACCTGACGCAATGATTAACCTTCTGCCCCATATCCGCATCAAGTTTATTAACGATGACGGGACTCCAACTAAGGACTTCTATGACTTCCTTAGAGAGCTGAACGCGACTCAGATTCCTGTGGGCGGTATCATTGCTATTCTGTCGAACACCCCACCAACGGGCTACTTGGCAACAGGCGCGACTTACAGCCGAACCCAATACCCGAAGCTGTATGATGTATTAGGCACAGAAACTATCCCTTCGGTATCAGACGGTATGTACCTAGCGGATGCAGGTGCGTCTGCGGTTGGGTCGTACTTCGGGAACAACACACTTGGCCTGCTTCACACCCATGCCTACGCAACCGTAGCTTCAGGAACAGGGGCTACCGTGTCAGGTGCTAATCAAGGAAACATGGCTACCGTTGACAATCGCCCTAGAACGCTTGGTGTGCGGTTTTATGTGAGGGCTGAGTGATGCACCAGTCTTATGACCAAAACGCGGTACAGGCGATTCTAGACGGTTCTAGCACCCATCTGTTCAAGGTCTTTGATGACAGCATCTGCCTGGTCAACGATGAGCATACATTTGTGGCGACTGTCAGCCCGTCAGATATTGATGGTGTGCATAAACTATACATAGCATTTACTGAGCTATCTGATGAGGCTGCGTCAGATTGCGTGAAGGATGTCCTGACCTGGTTGAATGATTTTGCAGATATCAAACAAATGATAGCGTGTGTTGAACTTGACAATACAAGTAGCTATTATGCAATCAGTAAGGCAGGGTTTTACTTGGTTGGTGTGATTAGCACACCAAAATATGATGTAGCAATCTTTCAATACAGGTTTGAGGTGGATTTATGAGTTGGGGCGAAGCATTAGTAACTACGGCAGGCTCTTTGCTTGGCAGCGCGATGAGTGGAAGTGCTGCGTCTAGCGCAAACAAGAAGATAGCAAAGGCGATGGATGACATCATTCGCCAGGCCGGAGTTACTACTGGTCAACAGGGCGCGTTGTTTCAGCCCTATGGTGAGTATGGTCAAGAATCCCTGAACCGACTCCGAGCCTTTGAGGAAGCCGCAGCCCGTGGTGACTACTCAGCCATTACCGAAATGCCGGAATACAAGTTTGCATTGCAGCAAGGACAATCCGACTTGGCACGAAAGTTTGCTGCACAGGGCAACCTTTTGGGTGGTCAGGCTCAGAAACAGTTTATTGACTACGGGCAAGGTCTTGCTAGTAACCAGATGCAGAACTACTTGAACCGACTTTATGGTGGTGTTGATACTGGAATGAGGGGCGCAGCCGGTCAATCTAATGCTCTTTCTGACTACCTTAACTACTACTCACAAGCTCGTGGTATTAAAGGCCAAGCAGCAGCAGATGCGCGAGTGGCTAAGAACAATGCTTGGCAAGCAGCCCTTGAGGGCTTTAGTAAGATGATTCCATCCTAACTTGGCGGTTAATAGCATGATTTATCAGAACCCGTATCAAAACATCCGAACCGCAGATATCTATGGTGCGCGGAAACAAGCTGCCCAAGATAAACAGACCGCCCAGGATAATGCGCTTATTCTTGAGCAAAAGCAGCTCAAACTGGCACAAGATAAGGCTACACAGGCTTATAAAATTGGTGCTTCATTTAAGAACCTAACCCCTGAACGACAGGCAGCGCAATGGAACACAACACGACAACAACTTGAGGTCGTATATCCTGAGATGAAAGGAAAGTTTCCTTCGTCATGGGATTCTGACCAAGCAGGCAATGTTGCACAGCTTGACTTGTTTTTGAGCAAAATGTCACCGCTTGTATCTCCTGAGCGCGTCACCTTGAGAGAAGGCGATGTGATACAGGAACGGATGCCAGGCGAACAGTTTAAGACAATCGCAAGTGGTATGCCAAAAAAGGCTGATGCACCTTTTAAGATGGTTGAGATAAAGATTGGCGATACTACCTACAGGATTCCTGAAGGTACTTTGCCAAGCGGTAGCATCTTGTCGGGCAACTTTGTGCAAGACATCAATCAGCGCATGAAGGCTGTGCCTATTGAAGATTACTTTGCAAAAAATCCGAGTGACTATCCTGGTACAGCCCAGGTAATTTCAGGTGGTATTGATGCCAAGCCATCAGTTAATTCTCTTGCTACACCACCTGCTGCCCCCGTAGCTGTTCCTGGTCAGACCGAACTTCCACCGCGACAGTTTAATGCCCCTAGTCCGAACAACCGTGCAGGCGAAACCAATGTGGGTTACCCCATTGATGAGAACGCGATGTTGCAGCAACCGCAGATTATGCCGAGCATGGGCAACATGATGCTGAAGGGTGCAGGCGCGGTCATGGCTGATGAGTTTGCCCCACAACCGCGAAATGCCCTGGTTGGTGGAATGATGCCACAACCTTCTCAGTTTGCAGAGCTTATGCCTGCAGGCAGCGCACCGAACCGCTTTGGTTCGCCTGGTGTTGAGGGCATGGACTTTGCTGCTACTGGTGGCAGACCGAAGGTTGAGGTTGTCAATGGTGTTGTAACCTATACCGCCCCACCGAAGCCTGGTCAGGAAAGGGTAACCGCCCGTGATATGACTGCTGCTGAGATTAGTGCATCAGGTCGTGACCCTGCGCGGTTTAGTGGTCAGATTCTGTCTACTGGTGAAAAGAAGTATGATGCTATCCCATCAAAGGCTGCTGCAGAGCTTGAACAATCACAAGCAGATAAGGCTAAAGCAGATGCAACAAAGGCTCAAATTGAGCTGCAGCGAGAACAACGGCAAGCTAAAAAAGACCAGGGCGATGCTGTGTCTTTGCTTCGTGGTCTGAAACGAATTGATACTGCTCTTGGTAGTTTGCAGTCAAATCCGTTTTTTGATACGGGTACTTTTGACCAGTATTTCATGGCAAAAACCAACAAGGGCAAAGAGCTTGATGCTTCCAATAAAGCCATACTTGCTACCGTTAAGCGGTTAACTAGAACCCCAGGCGAGGGCGCATTTAGTAATCTTGATGTCGGTTTGCTTGAGGGTCAGCTTCCAAAGATGGAATATGACATGGAAACCAATAGAAATAATCTTAAGCAGATTTTGGTAGACGCATTGTATGCGTATGGTGTCCAGGCTGCGGTTTCCAATAAGAAGGAACGCGATGCATTGCCACCTGGTACTACCTATGTTGATACCAATACGGGAATGAGATACCAAAAAGGCGAAAAATAATGAGCTACGGCGATAAACCATTATTACCTGGTCAGCCAATACCTGTTCAGCAGGCACAGCCTGTTCCTGTTGAAGAACCGCCGATGCTTGACAGGGTTACTGTTAGACCCGACATTTGGCAACCAAACCCTGAGCCACAGACATTCTTTGAAGAATTCAAGAATACACTTGGCAGTATTTGGTATGGCAGCGAGGCATCACAACGGCGCGGAGATGTAATGCTGCGCGGTCTTGCAAAAGCAGGCACGGGTCTTGTTGACCTGGCGACTACGGCTGTCCAATACTCACCCCTTGTTTCAGGTATAAATGCTCTTACTAGTCCTGAGCC